ATGATTTTTATGAAAACCCAATGGAGGTCAGAGATTTTGCGCTTAAACAAGAATTCAAAGTTCGTGGAAACTACCCTGGTCAAAGAACCAAGTCGTTTCTCAATCCTGCTTTGAAAAAAAGATTAAGAGACATTCTATACCCCTTTGCTGGTGAAATCACATATTGGGGTAGTGATGACCCAGAAAATAATTATACAGGTTCTTTTCAATACACAGTCGCCGCTGATAGGTCTTGGATACATGCCGATTCTACAACGGATTGGGCCGCGGTTCTTTATCTAACACCCGATGCACCATTAAGTTCAGGTACAGGAATTTTCAGACACAAGGCAACAGGATGGATGCATTATGACTATAAAAGAGAAAATGAGCCAGGATATAAAGAGCTAGCACCTCCAGGTTTTGACTGTCAGGATATGACCAAGTGGGACTTGGTTGACAGAATTGGAAATGTATTCAATAGAATGATTATGTATCGTGCCGACAATTACCACGTATCACTAGATTATTTCGGAAGAGATATGTTTGACGGAAGACTATTCCAAGTGTTTTTCTTCAACACTGAACGTTAGTCAAAATGTGAATTCAAAATGAATTTTGGATTGAGTTCCATTATCAATTCTATCAAATAATCAGAGCAGTAACATTTCTGAGGTGAAGAACCAACCATCATAAAACGATTGAATGTAATGAATAATGGTGAAAATTTCTGTTCTTTGGTTATGTAAAACTTATCATTGAAATTTCTTTGATACAAGAAATTTTCTTTGAAACCTAAATCGAGTAAAAAATCCATGCTTTCCTCTGTGTAGGATTCAAAGTAAGGAATATCTATGGAGTTGAAGATGTATTTTATTGTATGGGTGATTTGACTCAATCCTCCTGTGTAATTATCGAAATAGGAACATAATTCATGTTGACCAGCACATTGATTTTTTTTTAAGAAATGCCAAATGAAAAATTCATTTTCTCTAGCAACTCTATGGAAGTCTTTTATTGTAATAACTTCTCTCGGAACTTTATTATCTGAAATTTGCACCACAAAACCAATTTACTAAAGATTTCCTAACACCACCATTCAATGGGGTAACTCGGTGAAGAAGAAACGATGGAAAAAAACAAAGGGTTCCTAAACCTTTTGGAACTGTCAAAATATTTCCTCCTGGGTTCATTTGTAAATCACCACCTTCATACTCACCTGGGTCAGAAAGTTGTAGAACACAAGATATTTTTCTGTTTGAAATACCCGGACCTAAATCAGCGTGCCAGTCATAGTGACCACCATCTCCGTAATAAACAGTGTATTGAAAACCGTCCTGATATCCCCATATATCAAAGTTCCACATATTTTTATTTGCAATCTTACAAAGGTCTGCCATTTTTTCAAATAACCACCTTGTATCATCGTTATCTCCTATCCACGCAATCTCACTCTTTCTGTAATCTGAAACGTGTTCATCATAGTCGGCAACAGTAGTGCCAGACATTTTGGGTAATGCATCACCTAATCTTCTTATTTCTATCAGTTCATCTTTTGTGAAAGCGTCTGTAAAATAGTAATAATTCAAGTGGTTCATAGTTCCACGATGTTCGTTTAGAAAATATCTTGATAGTGACATTTGAAAAAATTTTTATATCTTAATTATAAGAAAAAAGAAACTGATTTCAACAAATATGATTAGTCAACTAAAAAAAAATAAAATTGTTGAGGTAATCAATCTCACTGAAGATTTGGAAATACTCAAACATCATCTAAAAAATGTTTATAAAGACCTTTATCACATAATCATAACAACACCAAATAGTTTTTCAGAAATTAATAGATTAAAAAAAATTTGCTCTGAATGGATAGATAAAATTACGATTATTGAAACGGACAATAACGACACTTGGCTATCAGTAAACTCCCAAAGTTTATTTGATATTTTTTCTGAGTTATTATTGGATTTTGAAGATATAATTTGTTTTTCCGAAGCATCAGAAGTCCCAGATTTTCGAATTTTTGAAAAGGTTTCTGAACACTTAAAGTTTGAACCTGTTATTTTAAGAATGACAGATTTTGTTTTTAACACCAAAATTTATTGTAAAAATAGACACATGGGTAGTATTTGTGTTTCATATTCAAATTTACTTAAAAACAATAATCTTGTTACAGAAATTCGTCAGGTCAAGAAAAATATAATTGGAGATAGTTTTTATGTTGTTGATAATGGAAACAATTTTAGTTTTTTCTTAGAAAAATCCAAAATTTTAGATTACTTCCACACAAAAAACTTAGATGTTGATGAAAATGAATTTGATAATTGTATCTCAAATAACTTCCACCCCAATTTCTTCGAAAATAAGAAAAAAAGTTATTTCACAGATTATGAAGGAGATATATCTTTCGACGTCTCAAATCTCAAAGAATTCTTTTTTCATGAAAATACTGAAAAAAAGATTTTAATTATTTTGAACGTATATCAAAAAAAAGTACTTAGTGAGTGGTGCGAACCATATCAAAGAGTTTTAAATTTCAATTTTACTGAAGATTATAGATTTTCAGAATTGTCTTTGGAAAATAACTTGGAGACCTACAATATTTTTTTACCAAAGTACCAACTTTATCAACGGAATAATTTGGAGGACTTTTGGATTACATATAAAGTGAATGAACTCAAAAGATTATTGAAAAACTCAAATTTAATGAATAATCGACTTGTAGATTTGATTGTTTTCAAAGATGATATTGAATCCGAATCAAAAATGACATTTTCTTTTGAAGAATTGAAAAAATTTTCTTTTGAGAACGTTTTTACTGAAATCTTTTGAACCTCTCGAACATTTCAAGAATTTTACCTTGCTGTTTTTCTAGCTTTTCTTTCACATCTTCATTCAAGTGTGCAAATTCATCTTCACCTGTATGTGCGGTTATTTCTTCCCAAGACTTGTCTTCAGGATTGAACTTTGTAAGGTCTAAATTAAGTTCGTTAGGTTCCAAATCTTCCTCCCAATAAACATCTTCATCTTCTGACTCATAACCTTCTTCACTTAATTGTTCTCCACCCCAGCTATGAGTTTGGTATGGACCTGCTTTACCAGGACCCGTGCTAACGAACGCGTATGGTTTTTCTGCCGCCCCATATATTCCTTGTACACCAGAAACATCTTGTTCATCTACTTCTTCAGTCCATGCTGATTCCATTTTTTCCCAACATTCTTCACACTCACCCTCTTCGTTCATCGGATACGCATCTCCTCCATTATCAGGTCCACCTGACATGAAGTCATAAGCTTTCCAAGACTGTTTTTCATCCAAATCCATATCATCTGCTGGTTCTGTGTAAGTATCCTCAATTGGACCATCCGTTTCAAAATCAAAAGCTGGGTCAATATCGGCCTCAAAATCTGGAGAATTTCCACCGCCAGTGTAACTGCCTTCATTCACATCTTTTTGTCTTAGAGTTCCACCATCCCCGACAGGTCCATTGGATTTAAAATCATAAGGAGGTTCAATTTCGTTGTAATGTTTTCCATATGACAAAGGAGCATTTGATGTTGCAGTTTCCTCGTTTTTTATATCTTTCATATGGTGCATTTTTTCAAAAGTACCGTAATCATTTCCACCACCTTCTACATAATCGAAATCGTCTGATGGATTTAAATCTTCCTGATGATAAATGTCAGATAATTTGCCTGTTTTATATTCCTTGATGTCCAGTTTTTTTAACATGGATTTATCCAAATAGAAATCGAGTTCTTGGGCTTTCCTCTTAAAAGCATTAATTATTCTATCTTTATAAACGTCTAAAAGGTCATCATTAGTGTCCAAAATATTTTCGAACATTTTCAAAGTACTTTTGAGTTGCTCTTCGTTTTTTGAACCTTTGATTGATGATATAATTTTATCAACCGCTTCCGCCGTGTAAGGTTTTTTAGAGTCTTTTTGTTTACCATAGACAAATTCCTTAGCTTTCTTAACCCCTTTTTTTATAACCTTTTCTATATCAACTTTTTCGTTCATTTGTCCACCCCAACCACATTCAGAACATTCACCTTCATTCATCGTTCCTCCACATTGTTCACAAGTATCCATAACATGTGACTCATTGATTCTATAATCAGTATAAGGTTTTACAGTACCATCATTTGTGATAGTTGCACCCAACTTATCTTTTGCAAAGTCTTGAACATAAAGGGGTTGTGTGTTATTAACTTTTGGTTGCATTGTTTGGTAACCATTATAAACCTCTTTGTGTTTGGATAAGATATTTTCTTTCTCCTCATTTGACATTTGTCCTAAACTCCAATACTGCATAGTAATTTTTCTTTATAAATAGTTTAATTTTTACATTTGAGTTGACTTTGGCGTTTTAAAACGATAGAATTAATTAGACAAGTGAACCTCTCAATTTTTGATAGTATCTTGGTAATTTACTATTCGCCAAAAATTTTTATGAGTTCACTTGTTTTTTTTATGCTCTTTTTTTCTTAAATTTACAATACAAAAACAAACAAATGCACACACTAGTATTCAACACAACCGAAAAAACAGTTAAGGTACTTGATGGACCTGTTGGTGACTCAAAAATTATTTCCAACTTCGGGTCTGTACCGACCGTAAAAGTAGATGATAGAGGTTATTATGAAGTTTTACAGGAACTACCTGAAGTTGGTAGATTACCTGTTGCAAGACTTCCAATTGCAAACACCGTAATGTTTATTGAAAAATGACAAAAGAAAATTATATCGACCTAATTCGTGAACATAATGTTCATAGTGTCTTATTAAATCAGGAGGGTTTAGTTGATGCCATGCAGAAATGTTATGAAAAGGGAAAATATGATGGTCAAGACGAGCTTCTCGAATGGTTATCCAAAATGGATTACCTTTCTGACAACATAAACTATATGATTCAAGAATGGAAAAATCAAAAAAAATGACTAACGAAGAAATTGTGGACGAGCTTCTTCATGAAGCAGAAAAATTAAGAGTGAGAGAAGAAGTTTTAGAAAATGCAAGACGTATTTTGGAACTCAACCCCAAAATGGATAGAGTGGAGGCTTATAGACTTTCGATGGATAACGTTAAACTTCATGCTGGATTAAATTATCAAAGTGAATAATATAGACAAACAATATCGACGACTTCTACAAGATATTATTGACTACGGAGTAGAAAAGACGGACAGAACCGGTACTGGTACAAAGTCTATCTTCGGTTACACGATTAGACACAATATGAAAGAAGGTTTTCCTCTTCTGACAACAAAAAAAATGGCTTGGAAAACTTTGGTTACCGAATTGTTATGGTTTTTACGTGGTGATACCAATATCAAATATCTTGTTGATAATGATTGTCATATTTGGGACGGGGACGCTTATAAAAATTATTCTAATCATTTTGTTGGACACGAAGACATTCCAACAAAAGAATGGTTCATCAATGAGATAAAAACAAATGATGAATTTGCAAAAAAGTGGGGTGAATTGGGACCTATATATGGTAAACAGTGGAGAAAATGGCAGGGTTGGATGGATTTACACGATAACGATAGGCGAGGTTCGATTTGGTATGACCAAATTCAGACATTAATCTATCAATTGAAAACTAATCCTGATTCAAGAAGACTAATGGTTTCTGCGTGGAATGTCGCCGAACTTGATGAAATGGTTTTACCTCCATGTCACTACGGATTTCAAGTTTATACAAGAGAGCTATCGGTTGAAGAGAGGGTTGCTGAATATGAAAAAAGGGGATATATCAAAAATATCGACCCTTTGGATTACGCACCATCAAGAGCAATTTCTTTAATGTGGAATCAACGTTCAGTGGATACATTCTTAGGTTTACCTTTCAATATCGCATCTTACGGACTTTTACTTTCACTAATCGCTAAGGAAGTTAACATGGTCCCTGACCAACTAATAGGAAACTTAGGCGACGTTCATCTATATTTGAACCATATTGAACAGGCAAAACAACAAATTGGTCGTGAATTAGGTTATGAAGAAAGATATCACATTTGGTTTGCAAACAACTACGAAACAGGTTTTGAATATAATGAATCAGAAAAAGTTGATTTCGATAACCCATATTGGACACCAACACCAAAAACAACAAGAGAACCTTACTCTTTACCCAAAATCTCATTGAATTTTGAATATCAATATCAAGAGGGATATAAAATCTTATGGGATAAAATCAATGTCTCACAAATTGAACTTATCAATTATAAATCACACCCACCAATAAAAGCACCACTGAGTAATTAAAAGGTGTTGATATACATAACAAGTATATCTTTTGCAAATTGTCTTGCTAATTGGTTTAGTTTGTTTTCGTCTTCCAAATCAATGTTTTGTTCCTTTGCAAAACTAACTAATCCTGAAACAAGTTTGTCCCTTGATTGGTCGGCAATATCCAACAACTCCTGAAAATTTTCATCGTCCTCTTTTCCTTCACCATAATATCTTTCAATGTGGTCTTTTCCCGCATAGATAAGAGGTGATGAGCCGTACATATTTGTAATCCCTGATTCTCTTAATTTTAATAAAAACTCTCTGAAAAAGTCCAAATCGAAATGTTTGAATAATGATTTGTTTTTTTTGAATAATTCCATCATCGGGTCAAAAGATTTTTCCTCTCGGATTTCTTGTTCGAGTTTTTTCCAAGTGTCTGTATCTGTTAGTAAAGGTAATTTTGAACCATTTTCCCATTCAACTTTATACAAAAACCCATCCTTCACAAATGGGTCAATACTTTTATTTGTAACAACACCCTTTGTACCAGGCGGCACACTCATTTCACCCTCCATGTGGTAACAAACAACCTTATCACCAACATTCAATTCAGGATTAAGACCTTTACTCATACTAAATAAATATACGAGGTATTTATTGAATATGAATTTTTTAATCACCGAAGGGCAACTAAAAATTTTGATGAACGAGGGATACAAAAGTTTTTTTGCGGAAAACATGAGAATTCTAAACGCGTTCACCAATAGTTTGATTAATAAGGTAAAAAGAAAATTTGCATTAAATTTAAAGTTACTTTCAACTTGGGGAACCTCTGTGGGTGGTTTGGTGTTACCTTTGGATGAATATATAAGAACTAATGAGTTCAAAGTTGATGAAAATCAGGCAGCTCTCATATTATTAGGTGTTGTATCAATCATATATTTCGACAATAAATCTTTATTTGAAAAGATATATTCCAAAATAAAAGAAGAAGGATTAGAACAAATTTTTCTGAAAGTTTATACGAAAGGTCTAAAATTAAGAGAAGCTTTCTTAGGTTTTTTAAATTCTCTACAACTATCTATTACAAGTATTTCAGAACTAATAAGTTATTCTTTTTTAATTCCAATAATTCTTGATATTCAAAATTTGGTTCGGAGCTCGGGTGATTTTGAAAAGACAGCCGAAAACATAACTGAAAGAATTGTAGCTTCAGGATTGGTTTTAGTAAGTGCCGAAATTTTGAATGAAGTACTGCGAAAAATATCAAAGAGAATTAAATAATTGAACAAAAATTTCTTTATCACCGACGTAACCGCTTTTAGTTTCTAACGGAATTTCCTTATATTTCTTGAATCTGACGTAAGCATTATAATAGAAAGATTCATTACTACCAAATTGTAATTGAGGTTCCAAAACATCATACATTATATTTTCAATCTTGTTATGAAAATCATTATATTCTTCGATAATCTCCCTGAAAACACCAACATTTCTTTCGGTATCTAAATTTGGCATTACTTCATCTCCATCCATTTTTATTTCAATAATTTCTATGTAAACGATAAGTCCAACTCCATCATCAAATTGAACTGCGCTTGAGATTTTTATTGGCGGATAAAACTTGGCTTTTATTTCAAAGTTGTGTTTATAATCTTTATCAGAAATAGAAAAAGTGTCTGTGTTTGCATTAAGATTTGCTAACTCAAATATTTTTACCACGTCTTCCCACGGTAGATAACTAGATTTTACATCCTTACCGTCAACTAAAACATCTACGGAGATAGTAAACTGTTTTCCTATAGAATAAAAAAAGTCTCCAACAATATCCCCTATGTTTTCATAAATTTTTTCCAAAAGGTATGCACCACCTTTCACAGGTAAAATGGTGTTTACTACAAAGGTGAAATGATAGTCTTCGATATAAACATCCAAAAATTCGTATTCATATCCTTCATATTCAATAGTTTTTCCCTTGAATTTTTTTTGAAGGTATTTGAGAACCTCTTCTTCCATAATCAATAAATACCACGGATTGGGATTGATAAACCTATCGCATATCGAAACTCTTCCATGTAATTTATTCCAATAGAAAAATCAAAACCACGGTCAGTTTTAAGAATTGTTCTCAAAGGGTTAATTTTAATCCACAAATCCGGTTTTAGCGTAAGACTGTCTGAATATGATTGAATGAAAAAACCACCCATAACAGAAATTTTATTATCATAATTTAAGTTTATACCTGCTCGATTGATGATGGATATTGGAGTGGTATAAATGTAAGGTTGAGGAAAGTTGGTAACAAAATATCCTCCCACATAAAATCCTAGTGGACTCCAATTCTTGTAAGTTAACAAAAGAGACTTCTGTTTGGGAATATAAAGTAAGTCCGTTGTTTGTGAAAAACAGTTCATGGACAAAACCAAAAAAATTGAAATTAATGTTGTTTTCATTCCACAAATATAGTATTTTTATATAAATCAAACAAATGGAAGAGTAGCCAAGTGGTTGTACGGCAACTGACTTGAAATCAGTCATACGGGTGACCGTATCGTGGGTTCGAATCCTACCTCTTCCGCAGAAAAAAGGTGAATAACTCACCTTTTTTTTATTTGACGATGAATTTTATTTCAACTATTTTTCAAAAAAACTCATTTATGTCTCGATTAGATGAATTAAAAAAACAATATCCGGAACTCAATGTTACGATGTTTGATGTATTCAAAGCTATTGACCCTACAAGTTCATACAAATATTTCCCATTACTCTGTAAAATTTTTAGTAAAAGATGGAGAATTAATGAGCAATATCCAAAAGACCAAGTACCCAAAGTGATTATGGAATATAGAACCTTGCTTACTAATTTAGGTATTAACACCAAAGGTTTCAGTGAAAATCAAAATTATTTCGTGAGGTACTTGATGGATTTCTATCCAAATAGTCATTTCGAAACTTTGAGAGATTTTGTCTCTTTGATGGAAAATAAAAGAATTGACAACAATGATGTAACTTCTTACAGTACAATTGAGGACATCAGAAATGCGGTCTCCTTAGCAAGTATCAAAGAATTGAATCGTGAATTAGAAGGTCAAGTGATAAAAGAATATGAAGATGAGAAATGGGTCATTGTTAGACCTCTCACATTTGCATCATCTGCGAGATACGGAGCGTCAACAAGATGGTGCACCACTTATCAAACTGACAAACAATATTTCGAAAGATACTGGCGTCAAGGAATTTTAGTTTATTTTATAAACAAATACACGGGTTACAAGTTTGCAGGTTTCAAATCACTCAGTGAAAATGATATGAGTTTTTGGAATGCTGAAGATAGTAGAGTCGATTATTTAGATGTTGAAGCAGACGAGTACCTGTTTCCAATTGTTAGAAAAATATTCAAATCAAAAGATACAAATAAAAATTTGTGTAGTGATGAACTACAGGAAAAGGTTCATCAAGAGTGTTTAGGGGGAATGGAATTAAAATGTCGTGTCGATGTACCAGAGCAGAGAGTCTATGTGGCTGAGGGGATAACATCAGAAATCCCTGAAATGACTTGGACAACAACAGTAACCTCAGAAATTTCTCCTCCTACTGTCAACTAATCAAAATTCCTCGATTTCAACAATTAAATCAGAGTGACCTTTTATTACTCTGTGCCAAACAAATTTTGGAATAAAAATTTGTTCGGCAATTTGTAATTTGCTTGGCAAACTGTCATCCATTTGGAAAGACCATCCACCGGATTCCAAAACAGTTACTTTTCTATCCTTCAAATCTTGGTGCCATTTCAGTTCTTCGGAATCGATATTGGGACTAAATGTACGTAAAATTTTGCCGTCATTAATAGTCTGCTGATAGGGTTGCATTTTTGAAAATTGGTCTTTTATTCCAATGTATCTTTATTGGGAAATTTATAGAAAGTGCTTTCATAAAATTTTTAATATCATCTTCCACATTACTCATAAACATAATGGCCCAAGGCCTGTTAGTGTGAGATTTTTTCATCATGGGTTCTGAATCTAAAAAAATATGAAATATTGGAGGTTGGTAACTCCCTTTTATAATGTCATAAAGGGTAAACTCTATCGGACCCATACCTTTTTCCTCAGTAATTTTACTATATCTTGTATTCAAAACAGAGTTGAAGTAATTCTGTAAATATGTTTTCAAAACTTCCAAATCCATTACCAAGAATTTTTTGAGGACAAACCAAGTTGTTTAGCATATCTTCCTACATTACATGACCAATAACCCGCTGTGGTTCTATCTTTTTTTTGGTCACATTTGTGTCTAGCTCTGAAAGATTTTGCAGCCACTTTATTTCTATTTCTGACTCTAAGATTTGGGTCACCGAATGTTACCTTTTTTACTCCACCACCGGGACTTTTCACATAGACCGCAAACTTTTTGGGACCACCTGGTGTTCTGAAGGGTTTGTTCAAATTTACTTTTTTACCTCTGTGTTCCGCTTCCTCAATAATATCTTCTTCCTCTTCCACAATGTAAGGAGCATCCAAATAAACGATTTCACCACGGATTTTAACTCTTTGTCCTAAATCTGATTCAACCATTAGAGTATCCTCCTCATTCAACTCAATCTTACCTTCTTTCCACAAATTTCTCACTTCATTTACCAAGTCAAAATAACTTTTTGAATATACTCTGAAAATATTATTTGTTAGAGTTAAATCATTATCAATGTGATATTGTAAGGACTCTGAAATTTCAGTATTCTCTTTTAAAATAAGAGATTTATCTAAGTGTTCTTCCAATGCCTCTTTTATCAAGTCTCGTAAATTTACCATGGCGTTGTCTTTGTAAATAAATAGTTGTAATTTTGGATAATGAAAACATTAACGGGTATACTTTTGCTATCAGTGAGAGTATTTTGTATGGTAAAAATTCTAATTTGGCTTTTCCAACAAAATTACTCTACAAATCATCCAATTTCAGAAATTCAACAATATCTCGTTTATCTCCTTTTGGATATTTGGATTGTAATTTCTTCAAAACAATTCAACGAGGAAAATTAAGGTTTCAAAACAGCTAAAACTTCTGGGTATTCTACATCCAAAACTTTCGTATTCTTCCCTTCATAAGGAATGTTTTGTAAAACGTATCTAATTGCGTTAAGTCCTGATATTCTTTTGTCTTCAGAGTCAATTACAACCCAAGGATTGTTTACCGTTGAGGTCTTATCAAAAAGTTTTTCTTTGAATTCAGTGAACCTATCCCAAAGGTCTTGCATTTTTGCATCGTTTGGAGAATATTTCCAATATTTCAAAGGTGATTTCTGACGAATATCAAATCTTCTTTTTTGAGTGTCTTTATCAATTGAAAACCATAATTTGAAAAGATAGTCTCCGTCTTTAACTAAATCATTTTCAAAGTCCTCAACATTTTCCATGAAATCAGCATATTCTTCAGGCGTTCCATATCCCATAACGGGCTCAACAAGTCCTCTATTATACCAACTACGGTCAAAAAGATTGATTACTCCTGGTCTTATTTGTTTTCTGTATCTGTTCCACCAATCTTTTCTATCTTCTGGTGTTGGTACACCCAACGCAACCACATTATAATATCTTGGGTTCAAGTTCTCAGTGAATTTTTTGATTGTAGAACCTTTACCCGCAGAGTCTCTTCCTTCGAAAACAACTATTACAGTTTTTCCAGTTTTTTTCAACCACTCCTGTAGTTTTAGTAACTCTACCTGAAGTTCATAAAGTTCTTTTTTATAAACTTTTTTTGGTATCAAGGAAGGCTCCTCAATTTCAAAACCATAATCTTCACTTTCAGGTTCAACACCATAACCATCTCTTTCTCTATATTTGAGAGATGTTAGAATTTTACCTAAGTAATCTTCAATATTCTTTTTTTTGTCACCTTTTTTCAAAAGTACTTTTCTCAATCCTCTATTCATCAAATCAAAATCTATAATTTGATTGTTTGCGTAGTCAGAAATATCAACCAACATTTTCTCAATTTTGCCACCGTAGATTTTCAAAAATTGTAATGTTTCAACAACAGATTTGAGATTACGATTCATCTTTGGAGCTGAAGATTCTTCATCTTGTTCGTTCAAAATCCCCATGACCGATTTTATCCTATCTATTTCTGTCAATAACCGCATAAAAAATTAATTTAAAATAAATATCGGGAACAAAGATAAGATATATTTATGAATACCAAGATACTACCGAAAAATGAGAAAAATTTTCGTTACTTTATTATTGCTTTTTAGCACCCTTTTTTCTTATTCACAAGATAAAAAGGTTTGTATTTCATCTATTGAAAATAAAATCCAAATTGGACAAATGTTGGGTAATAGAAACCTAACATTTGGTTTCAAGAACATCTTACTTGAATACCTTCAAGACAGGGAGTTTCAACTAGTAGACAGTTGTAATTTATCTGAGAATAAATTGCAAATTGAATTGATTTTCTTTGATGTTCTTAACACCAAGACAGGATTTTCTGTAATTCATAAAGAAAATGATGAAACGGTTCTCAGAGTGAGAGCAAAACTTTTGGACTCAAAAGGAAAAAAAATAAAAGAAACGATAGTAACTGAAAAGTCTTCGGAAATTTCTATGTCTTCCCTGATAATTTCGGAAGGTGGTAAAATTAATCAACAATCCGTCTCTAATGTGATAAAAAAATCCTGTGAGACATTAATCAAAAATCTATTTGAATGATGAAAAAATTATTGGCATTTATTTCATTATTGTCATTCCCATTTTTAGGTTTTTCACAAACACCAGAAATCGGTCACTTCCAACAATTGAAAACTGTAAGGAGAGGTGACACGTTAGATGTTGCTTGGTATTACAAACCAGCGACTGGTACGGATGTGAGAAGTTTTCAAGTGGACTGGCAATATAAAAAACGACTTTTTACACACATATCCACAACTGTTGACGCTGCGGTTAGTGGAAACGGTCCCGAAATTTCCTACAGAAGTTGGGATGATTACAAATATCAATCCTACTCAAGTGGAAATTACACTTATGTGTCCGATACAAACTGGACTATAGCAAGAAACTATTTGGTTTTATCAAATGGTTCACAGGTTTCCTCTAATGGTTACATAATTCACAACAAATATAGAATTAACAACGTAATTCCAAACTTCGTATCAGATACTGTAACCCTTAATTGGGCAAGAATGTTCAAAGTTGACGGAACAACAATTGGAGACAACGTGGCGGTTTTGAATTATAACAAACTCGCAGTGAAATTACTTGGAAACCTTACAATTTCAGGTAAGGTTTGGCTTCCACCATCAGTGATTACAAGAGGTTGGGTTCCGACATTATATTGTTATGAAAATGCAACAGGAAATCTTGTTTCAACTACAGTTCCAGATATAAACACAGGTTTATATGTTTTGGATAATATCGATGAAAACACAAGGTATAAAATCGAATTAAGATTCAATCCTGATAGTTTAGTTTCAATTAGAGACAATTCAGTTACTGTTACTGACGCAGTAAAAGCGTTCAACGAATTTGTAAACGCTGACATTTCTCAAACTTACCCTCGCACTCATTTACAAAATGGGTTGGCATATTTGATTGCAGATATAAATTGGAACCAAAAGTTTGATGGTGGTGACCCTTATGGTATTTACGCTTCCGTTTCTGGACTTAGACCGATTGCAACAAATAACTTGATTAAAGTTTTCACCAAAAACGAGTTTGATAGTTTGGCTTTAGGTACAAATCAGTGGTCAGATTGGACAACTTATACAAGTAGACAAAATTTCGTACTAGATACGGTTCTTACTTCTAATTTGTCATTAGATTTGAAATATTATGTACAAGGAGATGTTGACAGAAGTCACTCTTCACCTGTTTATGACGCAAACGGGAACCTTGTAAGAGGTCCTGTTTATACTGGAAGATATTCTGTTAATATTCCGAACTCATATTCTGTAGGTCAACCCATGTTTGTACCATTTAATGTATCCACAAACGGACTAGTAAATTATGGATTACAATTCGAAATGAAATATGACCCAACAAAAGTTAGATTCGCAGAAATAATATCAAAAGTTCCGAATGAGTGGTTACAATATGTAACTCATGATGACCAAAATGGAATCATCAGATTCGGTGGAATGAATAATCAAAAAAAGGGGGGGATAAGTGGTTTATCCACCCCCTTTAATTTAAAATTTACGCCAATTGACCCTTCGGAAGATATTTCTTCTTATGTTTTTGTTAGACAACTAATGGACGCCTCCAATTCTGAAGGTGAACATTTCAATATTGAATTAGCATCTGAAAGAATAGTTTTAACTTATAGAGCGGCAGGGCCAGTATTAGCCGTAACGAAGCCTATTGCAGAAATCAGACCAAATCCAAATTCGGGACAATTTGAATTAACTGTTACATTTCCGAATAATTATTGGATGAAGGGTTATGTTTATGATTACAACGGAAGAAAGGTTTTGGATTTAGGAGATTTCAAAACCGATGAGTTTACAAACGTAATCACAAGAGCCATTAACGCCAAAAATCTAGCACAAGGTAAATATTTGTTAGTGATGGCGAATAATAATGAAAGAATAACTAAACCATTTGTAAAAATTTAAAACTATGTCAGAAGAACAATTAGAACAAAATGATGGGTCTTGGTCAGGACTAAAGAAGACCATCGTAGGAACACTCGGAACTGTTGTTGCGGGTGGTGGCGTATGGCTAAGCACTTTGTTGTTTGGCGGTCATGAAGAAAAACAAGAACAAGCACCTCCTCCTCAACCAACAATCGTAATTAACAATTCTCAACAACAGCAAGCAGCACCTGAGAAAACTGTGATTATCAAAGAAAAAGCGTCGCAACCTGCTGCTAAACCAGCTGAACCTGCTCCAAAACCTAAACCTTTTTCAGAGGAACCAAAATGGTAATTTATGAGTCAACAAACACCAACAGGATTTAAAGATTTATTAAACTCCATGATGAAAAAGAGATGGTGGATTACCGCTCTTGTTCTTGGAGGATTTGTTGTAATCATGGGCGCAATTTTTTTGGCTATTTTTGAACAAAGTGCTATCAGTGGAGAGTGGAAAGAGCTTCTACTTTTATTACTTGGTGCTTTTATCGGTTCTTATGGTAAGATTATTGACTATTGGTTCAGTGATACAGATAAGGACAAGATGTTAGTTCAAAAAATGGACGAAGAGGATGGTGTATCTTTCTCATCTACTTTAGATATGAAAGATTTTGCATCGGCTCAACATAATGAACCTATTGTGGTATCCACCCCTCAAGTAACCCCTCAGGTCGCCCCTCAAGTCGGTGTCGAAATCGATGAAGATGGTGATGGTACAATGGATGGTATCGATGAGGATGGTGACGGTATTATAGACATGTATTTCGAACATCGTCAGTGTGAACACGTTTGGGGTGACGCTGATGGTGATGGAGATGAAGAGTGTCTTAAATGTGGTCTTATTAAACAAGTTTAAAATGAAGAAAATTTTATTACCTGTATTTCTACTTGCATGCTCATTTGTCAACGCACAAGTTGTGGGGACAACAAAAACTGAGCAGTATAAAGCGAGTTTTGAAACAAAGATTAATGTCGATTCACTTATGGACTATGATGGTCCACAAATTCCAATTCAAATCTTAACAATTGGAATTAGTGATGAGGTATATGAACAGTATCCTGAACTCAAAGAAAAGAAAGTTGGTCTTGGTGTTGCAAATATCAGTTTGGAGTTTTTGTCTGAACTAAACAGATTTACTTTTACTGAAGATAAAACCGAAATAAAAAACCGTATGGTTAAACAGTTTCAGGCATCCCAAGCAGGAATCAGTCAAGACAAATTGGACGGAAGAGGTAAGATTAGACTTGCTCATTATTTCGTTACAATCGAAGTTTATGACTTTTCTGTTTCTGAAGATGAGACTGTAAATTTAAAAGATGGAGTTAAAAATATTGTAAACACAAGACTCGGTCTTCAGGTTAGATTTACAAACGCAGAAACAGGTGAAATTATTGCAGCATCAGGTCTTGGTGAGGCAAAGACTGTCAGAGAATTATCTCTTTTAAATGATGATAATTTGAGTGACGTTAAATTCAATCAATCTACAATAGGAATTACTACAAAGAAAGCACTTGAAATTGCTTGTAGTAGAATTCTTGTAAGGATGATTAAAAAGGGCGTGTTCCCAAAATAAATGTGGAAAGGGTTAAAAATTTTTTTAAGTATTGTTTGTATCTTCTTTCTCAGCTTGAAAGTTGATGCTCAAACCATTAATTACGAGTTTATAGACCCTTGCACAAAAGCTGTCACAAACTTTTCAATCCCTATTCAGGGAGGAACAATAATTTATTTTTATGGAAAATCGGCATCATTCACCGCGGCTGACGTGGCGAGTGGTGCTTTTGCCTCTTGGGTCAATCAAGCTTATGTGGACTACAGAAAATTGACACCTTGCTCGGTTCAATCCGTAGGTGTCACAAGAAATCAAATAACCGCACAAGTAATCGGAAATGTGGTAAGTAGTGTTGTTGGTCAAATAAACTCATCCGTGATGCAAGGTTCATCTATGGGTGGAAATGATGCGGGTTCAAAAGACAATAGGTCCGAAAAAACAAGAAATAGAAATGAAAATACTAATTCTAACTCTAATAATTCCGTTTCTAATACTAATAGTAGTGGGACTTCTCCAAATGGGGGCTCAGGTGTATCAGGCGGTCAGGGCAACAGTTCTGTACCTGTGGGAAGTTCTAACCAAGGGGGTCAAACTTCTTCTCAAGGGACTTCAAATAACCCTACAAGCGGTGGCAGTGGTGTCGGGGGGAACAGTAATTCTCCTAATAGTGGGGGTAATAATAATAGTGGCGTTTCTACATCTTCTTCTACGGGAAGCGGTGAGAAAGATAAAGAAAAAGGTTCAGAGGTGGTGGCGACAACGGTAATGAACGTTGATGTAAGGAACGACCGTGGTTCAGAAAGTGGTGGTTCAAGTGGTGGAGGTGGAGGAAAAAAAGGTTCATCAAAATCAGGAAATTCGAACCCCATGATAGTCTCATCTGACCTTACTTCCGCTCAAAACTTAGACAAAAGTTTTACAGGAATTGCAAATGTCGGTGTATCAAGAACCTCTCTAATGGGAACAAGTTCTTGGGGTGTAACAGGAATGATTTGGTTTAATTTCAAACAATTTGCTATCAATTCAAGATATACAAAAATAAAAATTAACCAATCAGGAACCCTTAAATTCGTTCATAATGTAAATCTAACGGGTGCTTATTCATACGGAAACCTATTTTCATTTTTGGGTTATAGTATGATAATAAACGCCAAGAAGTGGGGAATTACAGGATTTAATATAAGTGGAGCTGTTGCCAAACTTCCTGAAGATAGTAACTTATTTATCAGTCCATCATTCACTGCATTTTATACCAAGCCAATTGTTGCAAATAAAAAACTTACCATCTCCCCTGAGATTTATTTAATTTCAACACCTGTGGTTTATTCTTCAGTAGATAAAGTAACTGTAACAGACAGAACATTCAGTGCGTTCATAGGAAGTGGATTTGATTACCAAATCTCAAGAAGATTCAAATTTAATGTAAATTATAAAGCCAATCTGAGTACCAATCCTGAGTTTCCTATTTTATCATTTTTCTTGATTGGTAGTAAAGTAAATCTATGAAAATATTCCTTACCATATTTTTATTTTGTTTCGCACAGTTTGTTTCGCATGATTTTTGTTTCGCACAAAGTGTAACGGCACCTCCAGGAAGAACTTATCAGGTGAGTACCTCAGGTCAAGATGCAAGTGGATTTGTAATCAACGGATTCACATCTGAAACTTTATTAACTTCAATAGGTCTTGTTAATCCCCCCGCAGGAACAACATTTTCAATCACAACAACTACAGGTTTATCTTTTGCCACAGGATATAACACTTGGTCAAATATCACAAGAATAAGTTTCACAGGAACTCAAGCAAACGTAAATAACGCACTTGCCTCACTCAAAATCAACACAGGTTCTGCATTGGGAAGTGTTCAAATCTCAGTTTCAACAACAATAAACCCTGTGGGATATTATTACAACGCAACAAATGGTCACTTTTATAGACCAATTTCGACCACCGCGACTTACACAAATTCAAAGGTTTTAGCTGCTCAACAAACCTTCAAAGGTCAAACTGGTTATTTGGTGACAATTACGTCTGCGGATGAACAAAACTTTATTATTGCAAACGTTCCTCAGAATAATATATGGTTTGCTCTCTCAGACAGACTACAAGAGGGTTATTGGAGAGTTGATGCGGGTCCTGAAAATGGAACTTTGGTCAATATTGGAAACTTTAATGGGAACCCTCAACCAGGAACATATCAAAATTGGTGTGGTGGTGAACCTAATGATGCTGGTGGTGAAGATTTTGCAGTAACAAAATGGGGTGGTGGTGGATGTTGGAATGATTTACCTGATTGGTCCAATCCTTACGTAATTGAGTTTGGTACGTGGTCAAATCCTCAGGATGCAACTTTTACAGGATACTACGCAGCAAACACAACTAATACTGTTGCAATTACAAATACACTTTCGGGTACAGTTTCAGTTCCGACACTGAGCCCTTATCCAACTTTGACATTATATAGGGTGGTAAACGGAGTTGAAACCTTGGTCGATTATAAAACTTTAACTTCAAGTGGAACTTACACCTTTACTTTACCTCAACAAAATTCGACCTATAAATTAGTCCCCTCTCTTTCGATTCAAGGGATAACAACCGCCGATTTTACCCCACTATTTAACGAAATTCAAAACGTAAATACACCTAATAATACTCCCTCAGGTTTATTTCTAACGGGAACAAAGCAGTGGAAAGCCGCTGACGCAAATAAAAATGGTATTATTGATTTAGGTGACGCATATCTAATCTTAGCACATATTACAGGACTCAGACCTATTACGGAAGTGCTTTGGTTCACTGCAACAAATTATGACTCCATCAATAGAACAAACTTTGGTTCTATATCACCCGTCACATTTTTTACAATAAATGTGACAACTTCGAACGTTACTCAAAACATCAAGTATTGTATATTAGGTGATGTTAATCTATCACATTCTTCACAGTAGAAAATATTTATTGAAAAAGTAAATTACTATGCTACTAAAAGTTGGGTCTAAAGGAGAAGACGTTAAAAAACTTCAACAAAAATTGGGCTTAGGTGCCGATGGAATCTTCGGTAATGGAACTGAGCAAGCAGTAAAAAATTTCCAAACAAAAAATGGTTTAAGTCCCGATGGTATCGTGGGGGAACAAACATGGCAAAAAATTATGGGACAAGGAGTTCTAATTACTGAACCCGCTCCTGTACAACAAGCTCCAATTGTAAACACTGGTTCTTTGAAATTAGAAAATCTGAAGGGTCACATTCCTGATAATGTTATCGCTCAAATTCCTGATACCGCAAAAAAATTCGGTATCGATACACCTTTAAAACTTGCTCACTTTCTTGCACAGTGTGGTCACGAATCAGGAGGATTTAGACTTACTCAAGAGAATTTAAATTATTCCGCTCAGGGTCTCAAAAACATTTTCCCAAAATATTTTCCGGGAAATCTTTCTGAATCTTACGCAAGAAATCCTCAGAAAATTGCATCAAAGGTGTACGGAGGAAGAATGGGTAACGGTCCTGAATCAACAGGAGAAGGTTTCAAATTTCGTGGTAGAGGTTATATTCAACTCACAGGTAAAGACAATTACACCGCATTTGGAAAAGCAATAAATGAAGACATTGTTTCAAATCCTGATTTGGTTTCAACAAAATACCCTTTACTCTCAGCGGCATGGTTTTTCAGTAAAAATTGTTTGAAAAGATGTGTTGATGATTCCAACGCAACTGTAACTTCCGTTACAAAATGTGTAAATGGTGGAACCATAGGACTTGCTGATAGATTGAAACATTTTAAAGAATATTATCATTTATTAAAATAACCCCTCTGGTTGTGTCTGAATTTGATAATTTTTGGTTCTTTATTATATTTATAAATGACATCACCGTAAGGTGTTCTCATATATCCTTTCCAAAAGACCCGTCAAAAATTATTTTGTCGGGTCTTATTTTTTTCTTATCTTTGTTCAAACTATAAAAATGGATAAACAAAGTAATCATTGGGGAGACGTTATCATTTGGTTAGAAAAAGTTGCTAAATCTTGTCAAACCAAAGAACAGGCAGAAAATTGTGAAAGGTTAGTATGGAACTTTCACAGAAAATACCAAAAAAAACTCGGTTTGGCAGAATGTTTTGACCTCACAAAAGAGATTGATAAAATACTTTTGGAATTCAAACTCCCCGCATTTTATAAAAAACAAAAATTATGAAAGTAGTCTTTACTGAAAGTTTTTGGAAGTCTTTAAAAATTATGGCTAGACACCAAACTTGGTGGTATAGAACCTATGAAGTTTTTAGATATAAGCTTCCCGCATTTTTCCGTAATCTTTATTATTTCAGACGAGAATTATGGGAATTTAGAGGATGGGATTATTCATTCAATCTAACTTTGTTTGCACGTTCCCTTGAGAAAACATCCGAAGTTTTAGAAAAACATGGAAATGAGGTGGATGTGACCCGTTTAAAGAAAGTTCAGAAAATAAACCGCGTAATCGAAATAATTGGAAATATTCGAGAGAATAACTATCTATCCAAAGCCGAGCTCGAACTCGGTGAAATTATTCTCCGTAATAATTGGATGTTCACTGACGAGGACGAAAATCCTGAAATTATCGCACACAATAAAAAAATTTACGATAGAGCGGATGTACTTGAAGAACTTGAGTGGAACGAATTATTTAACATTTTAAAGGGTCAAAATTTTGATGAGTATAAAACCTTAATGGATAAAAAAAGTCCCGAAGAAAAGAATAAAATGAACGTCTGGAACGATTGGTATGACGGGTCAGGTATTCGTAACTGGTGGGATTAAAATTTTTAAATATGATTGCACTTTTCTTTTTTATGTTTATCTTTGTTGTCCTGATTTCGTGGGCTTGGGCTAGTGGAATTGATAATATGAAAAAAAATCATCCTGACTACAAGGGTGAGGATTTTTTGAATTGGGACAAAATTAAGAAATATGAAGATGACCTTTATAAGTGACACTCATGGAAAACATGAATATCTGACTTCCAATAGAATGGGAAACATTCTTGGAAACGGTGATGTTCTAGTTCATGCTGGTGACATCTCAAACGTTGGAAAAACTCACGAAATTAAAGATTTTTTGGATTGGTTCAGCAATACCGACTTTACTCATAAAATCTTTATCGCAGGGAATCATGACTTTGGCTTTGAACAAGTTCATGATATAGCACCCGAATATAAAGAAAAAGGTGTTCACTATCTTTTTGACAGCGAGGTTGTTATAGATGGAATTAAGTTTTATGGAAGTCCTTGGCAGCCTGAGTTTTATGATTGGGCGTTCAATCTTCCAAGAGGAGAAAAGCTAGCTGAGAAGTGGGCATTAATCCCTGAAAACACTGACATCTTAATCACACACGGTCCCGCATCAGGAATGCTTGATTGGGTTCCAAGTGGTCTACAAGTAGGTTGTAAAGATTTGTTTCACAGAATCATGAAAGTTCAACCAAAAATTCATGTTTGCGGCCATATTCACTGCGCTTATGGACAAAAAAATTTTAATGGAGTTGAATTTTTAAATGCCGCTGTTCTTAATGAAAGATACGTGCATGAAAACAAACCAATTGTTATTGATTTTGATGTCAAAACAAAACAATTTGATTACTTATAAAAAACAAAATAATATGAATAACAAAATTAAAGCTTTATTAACCGTGGTTGGTTTTTTACTTACTTTAACCCTTCTATCTTTAGGAGTAATGTACTATGCAGAGGTAATGGGTTATATAATTGTCGGAGGTGCGTTAATTCTTTGCTTATGGATTGCATATAATATTGCACTTGAGTATTATAACACAAAGGACAAATTGAATAACGACTAAAATACAAAAAATGAAAAACAAAAATGTCATTGAAGAGTTAAAAAAGTTAAATCCTGAAGACCAAACAAAGGTTACTTTAATCTTCAATAAGAAATCTCTCAATGAAATAAATTACATCAACGGAACTTGGGAAGAGAAAAATTATTTTTGTGAGGCCTCCACAAATTGGAGGTCGGGAGAACTCTTCACCGAAGAAATGAACGTGGATGAACTCATAAAGTTATTAAAAAAGAAAAATATCTCTGAACTTGACCAATCCGATTTCAACGACCTTCAACTAGTTGAAGCATCTGATGGCTCAACAGATATCTACGATGTGGAATGGGATGTTGAGCTCACTGAAGAAGAAGAGGAAAGAGCACCGTCAGGTATGGATATGTATTGGGACGGTGATATTACTGATAACAGTTATGAATTTTCATCTGATTCAATTTATGAATTAAAAATTGAATGTGGGGATTATTCAACCTCCATTAGTGAATAAAATGAAAAATAAAAAACTTTTCTTAGACGACGTAAGAAACCCAAAAACTGAAGGATGGACAATCGTTAGGAATTATGATGAATTTATAAATCACATTAATCTTTACGGTTTACCGGAAGAACTTTCTTTTGACCACGATTTGGGTGAAGGACAAAAAACAGGATATGATTGTGCTAAATGGCTTTGTGACTATTGTTGGGGAAATGGACTCCCTATACCTGAGTATAACGTTCATTCCGCAAATCCTGTTGGGCGGGATAATATTGTATCGATTCTTCAAAACTTTGAAAAAAAACTAAATTATTAAAAAATGGGACTTTTACTCTTGAGTCCCATTTTTTATTAAGTCTTTCATCGTTTTTTTCTTATCTTTTGGGTGAGTGTAACCCCTCTTATATTTGTACTCAACTTCAATAGGCCCATTTGGAAACTTTTTTTTGTTGTATTTCCAAATAGAAATAGTTTCCTCATCTTCGAAGGTTATTTCCCATTTATCAGGTCTTGGTTGTGGTGCTTTTTCGAATGGCATATTGCTAATTTACAAATTTAATTTGATTTCTTATGAAAAATAAATTAAGTAATTAAATGTTTGTGCTATAATTGCCAATTAAGGTTAGTGGTTTCGGATTTTGTAAGGCGTCAAGTAATGCACTTTCAATTTTACTTGTAGGGAATTTATAATGTATTCTAATCAAATTGATACCATTTTTTTCACAAAATTCATTTTTAATTCTATCGTTTTCTTTGGTAGTTTCAAATTTCGTACCTCCAAATTTTTCGCTTGGTCTGAAATGTTGTTCTCCATCATATTCAATGATGGTGTTTTTATCGGGTATGTAGAAATCAAAACGTAGAGGTTGACAATATCTTCCTACTTTAGTGTTTGTACAATTCTCAAAGGTCTTTTCCCTGAAATCACATTTTCTTGATTCCAAACAACTTTCATCAATAAAATTATTGTCTACGAGGATTTTTGCCACCAGCTTTTCACCACTAGATTCAGTTTCAGGAATAAAGTGAGCGGTTATCTTATCATAAAACTCTTTTCCTCTTTTGAGTGCGGCATTAAAATGTAAAAATGAATTTTTTTTAAATTCTGAGGTTGTCTTGTATTGATTAGCCTCTTTTTCTAGTTCCGAGTCAGTGTACTTTCGTTTGGATTCTAAATAATCAAATCTACATCCTTGTCCCTCCAAGTGTTTAGAAGGGATTATTTCAAAATATTCATTACCTGTTCTATCAATCCATTCATCTCTGTGTTTTGGACAGATAACTTTGACCTTAGTTCCTGAATCAACGTAATCCACTAATGAGTAATCGTATTTTGGATTACCGTTTTCACTATGGACTGTCTGAGCTCTTTTAATAAACTCGTCTTGTGATAGTTTATTCGAACCACCCTTTTGTTCATTAATCAACATTGAGAACTGAGACTCCGTGAGAATTATTTTCATTAACAATAAATACCGAATTTAAATAAAAATCCCCTCTTTATGGGAGGGGATTTCAATTTCTTACTCTTCAGTAGAGTCGCCTTTTGTTTTGTTAATCCATTTGTCTACGGAACCAATTCCAAAAGAACCTAAAACTAACCACATAAATGCATTAAAAATGAATTCGTTGATTACTAGGTCTTTCCCTAATGAACCTGTAACAATGTCTGCAATTGCAAACCCTGTCATCATAATAAAAGCTAAAAAGCCTACAACAGATTTTTCGTTGATTGAATTGTTATCGTTAAACAACTGTGCAAAGAATTTTTTCATAATATTTGGTAATTTACTTACCAATAAATATCATTCAAAATTCAAATTCCTCAATTAAAATGGTGGATTTGCTGGTGGTGTAAATGGTTTTACACTTGTTTGTGTTACACCATTATTATTTGTTACAGTTTGTGTTCCTGAACTATCAGTTGTCACCACAGCTCCCAACATTAAGTATTTGGTGTTTGCCAACGATGTAAGAGGTCCTCTTGGTGTTGATTGAGTTGTTAGATTTGAATTATACACCGCAGTTCCAATTGTCATTCTCATATTAGTCCAATAACCTGGCCAATATCCACCATAGTATCTACCAATAGTGTCAGTTGCAGTGATATAATTAAGTGTATCAAGAGAAGTTGCAGTACATCTTACTCCATCAATATAAACCGCAGTTGTTCCGTCAGCATTTCTATTATAGATTAAATAATGCCACTGATTTGCAGTAATGGTTGAACCCATTGTATAACTAAATGAACCTCCACCACCATTTCTGTCCGAAGTTATTGTTGTACCATTCGCAAAATATAAATTCAAACATCCTGTAGGACTAGTAACAGGAGAACCTACTATTCCCACATTATTAAAGAGACCATTATTATAAAACCATCCCTCCAATGTGAATGTTCCCGCTCCGAAAGTTACACCAGGACTAATTCCTAATGATTGGTTACTACCATTGAATAGTAAACTACCCGCTAATGTTGTATATGGTGTAGGACTCGGAGTTTGTGTTAATGTTGGTGTAGGTGTTGGTGTTGATGAAGTCCTTGTAGGTGTTGGTGTTAATGTTGGTGTCGGTGTTGTCGTCTCCGTATTGGTTGGTGTTAATGTTGGTGTAACTGATGGTGTTTGAGTATTAGTCACACTTGGCGTTGGTGTATTTGTACTGGTTTCTGTTGGCGTTGGGGTAACTCCTACATTAATTTCTGCACTGATATAAACAGGTAATCCAACGGTCCAATTTGTCGTTGCTGATTGGATTAAAACTGCGTTTCCTGACGGAGTGCCCAAAGGAGGAACACCTACTTGAGTACCAAACACAAATCCATCACCTGCCACACCTGGAGGTTCTCCTGTATTACCTGACCAATATTTGAATGCACTTGTATCACCAGAGTAAATCGCGGTACTTCCTGTTTGAGTCATTGTAATTGTAATACTTTGACCTGTAAATTGTGAGAAATAACTTGTTCTATCTATACCGTCAGAATCAATTGAATTGAAGTATATTCCTCTGCCATTTATAGTCAATTCATTAGGGTTGGTAGTTCCTGTTTGGACAGCACCTTGGTTCATAATTGTATTACCTGTAGCTGGGAAGTTGTAAGGTAATACTATTAAATTAAATGAATATCCTGTTACTGGTATTGGACTTGTTGATGGTGTTGGCGTTAATGTTGGTGTAACTGATGGTGTTCCAGTATTAGTTACACTTGGTGTTGGCGTACTTGTAGTTGTTGGTGTAGGTGTTACTAAAGTTGCCTCACATGCAGCACAGTTAACATAGAAAAGAAGTGGTGTTGCACCGTCTGTTGGAGTTGCCACGGTCTTCTCAACAATTCTATAACATCCACTTGGTGTTCCTCCTGTGAATGTAAAGTTAAATACGTCACCAGGTGCTAATGATGATGGTCCTAAATCAGCAACTAATACGTTCAAGTTGGTACATCCCGAAATTGTGAATGTTGTAACTGAAGTTAAGTCAGTTGTAGTTGGTGTTGGTGTGTTCGTTGGTGTTTCACTTGGTGTAGGAGTACTTGTCGTTGTTGGAGTTGACGTTACTGGTAATGTTCCTGTTGGTGTTGGTGTTACTGAAACATATGAATTCCAAAAACCATTGGTTGTTAACCATGTACTTGCATCGGTTGCCGATGAAAATGTTTGAGGTATACCATAAGCACTTGATACTGATTGAGACAAATTAATAAATTCACTATCTGAAAATCCACTTGTCCCATAAAATCCAACGGATGCGGTTATATCTCCTAAAAATGTAAATCCTGCCGGTACCGAATAAATTGGTTGTGGTAATAAAGTAACTTGACCTTGAATATTTACAGGGAAAGGTGTAATTGCTGGATACAAATTATTTAATCCTGCCGAATTAACACTTCCAGTTCCCGATGATGGGTCTTCATTTCTAGTTCCATTCCAGTTTCCACCATTAACCCTAATCCACCATATACCGGTATTCAAATCTAAGGCAATATCAACAACATCATTCACACTTCCCCATGTTGGTAAACCTGAGTCTTGTACCGTTCCAGCATGAAGATAATCCCCGTCGCTGCTGAACCCAATACTTTTTGCATCAAATCCACCAACATAGGAATTTAAGTCCATATCTTGTAAACCAAACCCAATTTGTCCTGTGACTAATTGATTTACCCTTAGGCTATACATCACCTTATTAGGTGAGGTTATAAGTCTTGTTCCCAAAACAGAACTTTGTATTTGACCTGATGTTGCGACAGTATTTCCACTTGATAAAACAATACCTGTTCCGGCATAGTTGGGGTCCCAAGTTAAAGAAAGTGGTGTAGGTTGAGTATCTCCTGAAACAGGAGCCGCAATAACATACCCTAAATCTTCGTCAGGTCCATTCCAATATTGTGGGCTACTTGTAAATCCTGAAGTTGGAGTACCAACTGATAAATCTCCAACTTGTTCTGTACCTGGTATGGTGCTTCCTGTATTATATGCAAAGGGTCTTGTTGTTGCCATTTTTTCTTTATTGATAAATACTTAAATGGCATAAAAAAAGGGAGACACCGTCGTGTCTCCCAAAGTCCCCGTCAGGACAAACAGGTCAAAATTTTTTTGGGTTGGGAATAGACCGACTAAACCCGATGAGTGGACAACTCTTGTTTTAATATTACGACCAAAACGCCCGAAATGTCTGTGGTTGTTTGCTTATTCAGGATGAAGCCGGAATTTTCCTTTCCTCATAAACCTCCCGTGTTTTGTTCGTCACTGTATTTCTAATTTGTAGAGCGGAGAAGAAAATTGGACGGGTGAGTATGGGTAACCACCACAAAGTAAACATTCCGCTGTCCGTTTTTTTGTAAAGATAAGGAAGATTCTAATGCCTTCCAAATCTTCTGATGAAAAATCAGATAAAAATCTGAAAATTTTCGTGGTTGGGGGTGGAGTCGAACCACCGGCACAAGACTGTTCAGGTCCTTGCTCTACCTAAACCCCGAAGAGTTACTGAGCTACCACAACCAAATGTCTTACAAAGATAAGAAACCTTTTTCAGACCACCAAACTTTATAAGAACTTTTTTTGAGTTAGAATACCGAGTATCTTTCATCGCCTATAAGTTTCAAACTCTTTACAAAGATAGGAAATTATTTTATCCCGTCCAAAAAATATTTCACAGTTTTTCTGATTTTTGGAATCCCAAGGTGTATCCACTCATCCTCAACCACATCTGAAATTTTAGATGTGAGGAATTTTTTGTTTTCGTATAAGGAATACCCCTTTTCATTTATCACAATCATTTTGATAGGCGAAGTCATCCAATCGTAATTAAGTTCGAAGGTCCTAAAGTGTCTTTTGAGATGATTCAAAAGTTCAGGAGAATATCCTCCATCATAGTTAGATTTTATTTCATTTATTTCTTTTTCTGTCATTCTCATAAAAAATAAATATAAAAATATTTATTCATAAAATCTTAAATCATGGCAAAAGGTTCAAAATCGACAGGTGTATCAAGAAAAATTACTTTCGGAAAAAGAAAGGGTGGAAACGCAAAAAAATCATATAACAAACATTCTCCAAGACCTAAAGCCTATAGAGGTCAGGGTAGATAATTCACTCTGAATTTTTTTTCTCTATTATTTCCTTATGAAGGACAAGGAGCGTATTATCCGAATTTTGGAACATTATATCAATGTCATAAAAAAATCGGACGTCCAAACTATGTACGGCTCAGATTCAAAAATTGCAATCACAAATTTGGATTACAGTATCACTTCTAAATCATTATACATCGAAGCTAAAATAATTTTGGGTGATGAAATTAATGAATCCCTTTTGGATAGATACTTGGCAGATGTATTGATTACAGATGCGGTGTCTTATATCTACAACGATATTCCCGTAAAAGTTTCAGTAAATTTTGATGTCTAAATTATTTGGACTTTCTGATTTCCTCTAACAACTCCATATTTTCTTTCTGTAAAAATTCAACCTTTACTGTAAGTGCAGAAACTTTTTCTGTGAGTGTTAAAATTGTGCTTCTCATGTCGTCTTTCTCACGAGAACTTTCTTGTAATAATACTTCTAATTTTGATATTCTATCCCTACAATCGTGTCTGATGAAATCCTCATCTCTTTCTTTTCTCATTGCTCTTTTTTCGTAAAATCTGAAAGCGGTTGCCGAACCCAAAACGGTTATGAGTGTGACCATGACGGCATATAATGATTGTGGTTCCATTAATTTTTATTTAATAAATATAAAAGATTATTAAAAGTTTTTTTTGGTGAAATTTGGACTTTTGAAAGGAGGGAAATAATTATTATTCTTATAGAATAATAATAGAAATAAAAAAAATTAAAAAAACTAGCAATACTAGTTCTAGGAAATTTTCCCGTTTTCTGAGATGGTCAGATTTTAGACCACGTCATATCGGAGTTTAAAATAACAGAATATAAAAAGGACTTTGACCATTCGGTGGGTCCAATGAGAGAGAGGGTCTTTGACCCATCAGAATTCTCATATAAGTGATATATCTCTCCGATTTTGGGTTCAAATTTGTATTGTGACTCATAGACCTCCTGCTGAAGTAGAATTGAATTTTGGAGGGTTTCTGCCTCTTTAACGAGTTCGTCAAATCTTTTTTTCACAAATCGGTCCACTTTGTTTAGACCGTGTTTTTTAAATGCGGTCAAATCTTGGGGTTCAATCTTAGGTGCTCCCACGTGTGTTGGATATGGGATTACCATGGGTTGTAGGTTCACCTTATCGATATGTGATTGTGTTGACATAAAAAAAATGTCCCGTTGTGGGACATCAATATATAAAATTTTTTTCGAAAAGTAATTACTGACCTTTAGCGTATCCCATACAGTGTTTCAAAAATTCTTTTGCTCTCGGTGAAACGTGATTGTGGTTCATAACTTTTTCGATGTCTTTTACTAATTCTTCACCGTGTTCATTTTCCTTGTAAAGTTCGATGATTTTGTCCATTGCTGTAGTACATTCTTTCTTAACCTCATCGAAATATTTGTAGGGTTTGAAACTTTTCAGTGTATTCATAAGTTCAAAAGCCAAATGTTCTCCACCGTCTGAAATGTTCGGATGAAGTCTTAAGGTTTTTAGAAGTTCCAATCTGTCTGCCAAACCACCAACACCTTGTTTTCTTAGAGTAACACCTTCGATGTAATCTTCAGGTTCATCTATACCCATAATTTCATCTAGTGTCTTTACATTACCACTGTTACAAAACTTTTTTTCTTCTTGTTGAGGTTCCTCTATCAAATACATTTTTCTGATTAGACTTTTTTCATCTTCAGACAAAATAAATTTCTTACTCATGACAATAAATATACTTGAAATTATAATATTCCGTGGATGAATTCGAATTTCTGTTCTTCAGTCAAAATTTCTTTTGTAAAAGAGAAGGGGTTATAATCACAAATGAAAAAATGTTTTTTATAGTAATTGTAAACTCTTGATGCAGCCTGAAATGAGTACAAATCTGTAAATTCAAAAGGTTTTTTATTGTAAAATTTGTTATTGGATATCAAATCGATTATTTCTCCGCTCTTCCAATGTGAACTTTCTGTGATAAATTCTAATTTGGATAGGTCCTCTACCAAATTCTCCATTCTTATCAAGTTATGGGGTATTATTCCATCAAAACTTAGTTTAGCGACGTAATCACGAACAGGAATTTTGTCAATTTTATTTTCCAAAATCCTTTGATTGATAGCGTATTCGAAAAGTTCCAAAGTGAAAGTATCAATTTTATTTTTTAATTCTTCTTTTTTGTTTTTTAAATAAACAAAATGTCTCCCGACAGAGGTAAAGTTCAAATAAAAACTCAAAATCTTGTCATAAGGGTTCCTTACATTACAAATTATTTTATAATCTTTGAATTCATCAGGTAAATCAATTGCATGAGAATGGTATTTTTCTGAAAGTGGTGTAAATTTCTTATTGATGGTGTTGTAAAATTCAAAATCAAATTTTCTGAAGATTTCTGCAGTTATTTTTGTACCACACCTTTCTGGTGCCCACCATACAATCTTTAATTCTCTATTGACGTTCATTTAGATAAACTTAATCAAGTTTTCCACAAACAAAATACCCACAATATTTATGATTATGAGAACTTCAATATTAATATTCCTGATTTCCTTAGTAAATATAGGTTTCGGTCAAGACACTGTAAGATTGAAACACACAAACTTCACAACAGTGTTCGATAAATCAAAAAAATATCCCGTTTTGGTCGAATGGTGGACCACAAAAGCGATGGTAAGTTGTTTAACTCCACTCAAAAGGAAAGATAATTTCAAACCTGACCCTAAATTACCTATAGAAACCGATATTGCAAAGGATTATGTAAATAGTGGGATGGATAGAGGTCATATGATGCCAGCTGCGGACAATTTATGTCAAACCCAACAGGTTCAAGACGAATGTTTCTATTTTTCGAACATGGTAGCTCAATATCACAGATTAAACGCTGGTGATTGGAAGAGTTTAGAGACTTTCATAAGGTACGAAGCCCAAAAGAAGGATTCAATAAGAGTTTGGACAGGAAATATTGGAGAAATTAAGAAAATAGGTAGAGTTAGTGTTCCAAAACAGTGTTGGAAGGTCATTTATATCAAAAATGAAAAGAAGTTTAGAGGTTTTTTGTTTGAAAACGACCTTTCTACCCCGAACGGATTCGAGGATAATGAAGTCCCCGTAGAAAAAATCGAAAAACTTACAGGATTTAAATTTCGTTAAACAAAAACTTGTTAATGTTATGGATTGTGTTGGCAGAATCCCTTCTGTCATAACATAAATCCCACAAAGTTTTGTTTTTCAGAAAAGGGTGAGGGACCGACTTAGACCAACTTTTTCCCAATTCATAATCTTCAACCGTCCAAGTAAGTTTTCTTTCAGGTTTTTTCAAAAAAAACCTTCTGATTTGTAAAAATAAATTAAACATAAACATATATTAAATAAAAAACCCCCTTTTTCAAGGGGGGTTAGTTTATAAGTTCCAAAAAGAAAGATTTACTGTGGTTTCAGGGTCAATTTCTGACCATTCCAACAATTTTCCTCCTGTTCCATTCTCTTCTTGAAGTATAACATTTCCTGCACCCGTAATATCTGCTTGCATTTTGACAAGCTGTGTTCCACTTATGTCTCCTCTGTCTGCAAAAATACCATCATTTGTGATGAAATTCAATGAACCTTGACAGATTGGTGTATTATTAGCTTCTTCGTTGTCGAAGATTTGAATAGTTTTGTTTTCTGTGGAAATCCACTGAATTGTTTTATCTTCTATTTCAGAATTTGGAACAATAACTTCATCAATGCCATTAACTCTAATGAAAAAAGTTGTGTTATTTCTTAAGTTTACCGTAACTGACATAATCTTTTATTTTTTCTGATTTTATTGTCTATATAAATATCATCAAACTATGGATTAATATAGTCTTTGGGTATCATTGAAGATTTTTTTCATTTGAGCCTCTAGTTTTTGAACCTCTTGAAGTTGTTTTGCATTCAATTCCAAGTTTTCTGCCTTTATAAGTCTTACTTGCTCTTGTAATCTTTGATATTGAAAAAGCATTTGGTTGTATATTTTAGCTTTCTCTGAATTACTTAAATTTCTTTGCATAAATTTTTTTTAAAACATAGGAACAATGTCAGATTTATCAACAAATTTAATTTTTTCATAAGTTTTATTGAATAAATCAACAAGACGATAAATCTCCCTCTTTTGTTCTCTATCAATTTCTTGACCATTATCTGACATCATTATAATCTCATCAATTCTTTGTTTTATTTCTTCCAAGGAATCGACAAAATCATCATTTCTACCAGGAATCGGAGGGTCAATCGGTTGAACATAGATGTCCAAGTCCATGGCTGTCTCCAAAAGTTTGACGTATTGACTTTCTTTTATTATTATTGATGACATCGTGTGTGAATATTTATAAATAGTGTAAATAGAAGATATGGCATATTCAGAAAAAGTCATCGACCATTATTCCAATCCGAGAAATATTGGAACTTTGGATAAATCAAAATCAAACGTTGGGACAGGATTAGTTGGTGCCCCCGAGTGTGGTGATGTTATGAGACTTCAAATTGAGGTCGACGAAGCCGGTATTATATCCGACGCTAAATTCAAGACTTTCGGTTGTGGCTCAGCAATTGCATCATCAAGTTTAGCAACTGAATGGTTGAAAGGAAAATCAATAACAGAAGCGGTAAAAATTGATAACATGACTATTGTTGAGGAATTAAACCTACCCCCTGTAAAAATTCATTGTTCAGTGCTCGCAGAAGATGCAATCAAAGCAGCAATAAACGATTACCGTAAAAAAAACGGTTTAGAAGAATTAAACTAAAATGAAAAAATTCCTATCAGGTTTTTCAAACGCCCTTCTTGAAACCATAAAAATGTTTTAAACTACTTTACTATGAAAAAGTTTATTTTTTCCTCAATTTTTATACTCTCAGTACAAATATTTGCCTTTTCTCAAACCAGTTCTTGGCGTACTACACCACCATCCCAAAACTCATCAACAAACACCACAACAAGTTCTTGGCGTAATCAGAACCCTACGGAATTCAACAAACCAAGAGAGGTTAGAACGCCCGTAATAATAGATAACCGACCTTTCGGTTGGAACAGATGGGAATGGAATAGGTGGAGTATGTGGGGTGCACCAGGTTTCGGTTGGAACTCATGGTTTCCATTTGATTATTGGAATTCATGGGGGTATAGACAACCTGCACGGGTGTTTTACTATGACAATGGAAGAAAAGACACAATCTTCGGTAAAAAACCTGTCTATAATTTTGGTTTACAAATGTCAAGTTCTAACCAAATCGGTGGTTTTTTTGCAGTGGGAACTAAGTCATACTTCATTATGGAATACAACTCCACTTACCAAAAGGACAACTCTACTTTTTTCCCTTACGGAAACATAAATTTGGTAGATTTTCCTTTAGTTGATGATTTGGTTAAACTCAAAACATACTACGTGGGTATTGGAAAAAGATTCAAAAGAACAGGTGTTCACATGATGGTTGGAGGTAAGAATGAAATTGTAAGGTATAGAGGTAAAGACGATATTGGTTACATTACTTTTCCAAAGTATGAGGATAACTCCATGACAATTAAATTCGGTATTTTACACGATTTCAAAACGGCTAGTTTCAAAATCGATTATAATCCCATTATAAATAATTTCTACTTCGGACTAGGTCTTAATTTTTAATTATGGTAACGGTGACAGAAAATGCTAAAACACACATTCTAAAACTGATGAACGATTCAGGTTTGGAAACTACAACGCATTTTCTTCGAGTTGGTGTAAAAGGTGGGGGATGTAGTGGACTATCTTATGTTATGGACTTTGATGATAAAAAAGATGTGACTGACGAAGTGGTGACACTTTCTGATGACCTCAGAATTGTAATAGATAGAAAATCTTTACTATATCTTTTTGGAACTGAGCTTAACTACTCTGATGGATTGAATGGTAAAGGATTTGAGTGGGTAAACCCAAACGCCTCAAGAACTTGTGGTTGCGGAGAGAGTTTTTCCCTCTAAAATAATTCGGTGAAATACCATTTCCCTCCCTCGGATGTATTTTTTATATCCAAATATTTTTTTGCAAGATGATAAGGAAAACCATATCTATTTTTCAAATCCCAATCTTTTCTATTATTGGAGGTTACTATATTCAATTCCCATTTCAAATCACTTCCGACTCTTTGAGTATTTCTGATAGGATAATTAAAAGATTTTTCAACAATTTCTTTAAGAACCTTACTGTATTTACTTTGGTCCATTGAGAATAGAAGAAAAGTTATATCAAAAAATTTACTGTTAAATCTCAATTCTCCATTGGAATTTATTATGAAATACCATTCCGAATTTTTTCTGTTGAAAATGTAAATTGACTCTGCATGCGGCAATATTTCTGCATTTTTCAGAGCACTTTTCAATCTGAGTTTTATTAAATGAGTTAGTCTTTCGTTTGTATCCATAATCAAAAACCCCCTACTTAGGAGGGGGTTTCGTTTTATTCACTTAGTTCTAAGAAATACCTGAAGTTGAATCCTTTTTTCATGTTTACAATAGAAATGACACCAATATTTGAATTTTTTGACTTGAAAACATCAATCTTCACTTCGTCATCAGTTCTTAAATCTCTACCGTTATATCTAAGACCTTCTAAGGACTTAGTTGTCATAGGTTCTTTACTGTTATTATAGACCTTGTACATAGTTGGGGTTTTTGCGTGAAAAGAAATAAACTCGTCTTCAACAGTAACATCAATCTTTAAATCTGATAGTTTTGTGTCAAGTTTCCACTCCTCTGTAGATGTGTTCCAAAGGTAAAGTTCTGCCATGTAGCAACGATAAACAGTTTGACTGAAACTGAATAGAGAGATAAAAGAAAAGGTTAAACTGAAAATAATTTTTTTCATTTTGATTAGATTAAAGTGATTGAATTGATTTTGTCTCCTTGTCTGATTTGGTCGATTACATCAAGACCTTCAACCACTTTACCAAAACAAGTGTGATTACCATCAAGATGTTGAGTATTTTGTCTATTATGACAGATGAAAAACTGTGACCCACCAGTGTTTCTACCAGCATGTGCCATTGAAAGAACTCCTTTATCATGGAATTGTTTGGGTGATGAAACTTCACATTGGATGGTATACCCGGGTCCACCATTTCCAATACCATTAGGACACCCCCCTTGACAAACAAAACCAGGAATTACACGATGGAAATTTAATCCATCATAAAATTTTTCTCCAATGAGTTTTAAGAAGTTATTTACTGTAATTGGTGTTTCATTGTCGTATAGTTCGGCAATCATATCACCCTTCGCTGTTGAGATTTTTACTTTTGACATATTTTTTAATTTACACAAATGTACAAAAAAAATTTTCAATAGAAAACAAATTTGTATATGTAAAAAAATATTTATACTTTTGTTTTTATAAAACCATTAAAATGAAAAAAGTTATTCTTCTTTTATTAATTCTTTCATGTTTAAAGTCTAACGGTCAAAAATATGTTGTTAATGTAGATAGAGGTCAAAACTTCTATCACGATTCTTCTTACTCAACTATAGATGCAATTCGTCTGAATAAGGTTAATTATCTCTCAAGTGGTCAAAGTAATCTAACTTTCACTTTTGATTTTGATAATATGGTTTTTACAAGACAATTCAATTATGAAACACCTATTACAAAGAAAATGACAAAAAATTCATACTCAAATAATTTCATTGATGTTTTAGTTGATTACAGTGATGGAGTTAGAAGTTATGTTGTTTTCAAAAATGATAGTAACTACCTTTTTGTTTCAAGAATTTATGAGGGGAATAAAATAACTGGTTGGTTTGATGACAACGTAGAAATAAAAAAGAGACCATAAGGTCTCTTTTTTTTTATGATTTGATTTCGTTTGCTCTTATTTTAATGAAATCTCCAAGTTTTTTGAAAAACTCGTCCTCACTCATCATATAAAAATTAGAGTCAGGAGTTGTAACGGTTTCAATATATCTCC